GCACCCAATCCGGCGTCAAACTCCAACGCGTCCGCGACGGCTTTATGTCAAAGGACGAAATGGCCAAGCTCGGCCGCAAAGTAGGCGAGATCGTCGACGCCCCCCTGTATCTCGACGAGACCCCCGCGCTGTCCATCGCCGCCTTCCGCGCCCGAGCGAGACGCGCCGTAGCGAAACACGGCGTCAAACTCCTCATCATCGACTACCTCCAGCTCATGAAAGGCAGCACCAAACGCGCCGCCCAAGACCGCCGCCTCGAGATCGACGAAATCAGCTCCGGCCTCAAAGCCACCGCCAAAGAACTAGGCGTCCCCGTCATCGCCCTGAGCCAGCTCAACCGCGACGCCGAAGAAAGAGCCGAGCCCAAGCTCAGCCACCTCCGCGAGAGCGGTAGCATCGAACAAGACGCCGACGTCGTTGCACTGCTCCACCGCCCCGAACGAGTAAGTCATAAAGAAGAAGACAAAGGCAAAGCCGTCCTGATCCTGGCCAAGCAAAGAAACGGCCCCGTCGGCAGAATCGAAATGCACTTCGACGCCGAAATCACCCAATTCCGCAGCTCAACCGAAAAGCTCTACAGCAACAACAAAGCCGAACGCCAAACCTACCAACCCAAAAACTTCAACGACCCCGACGGGAACTAACCACCATGAAAACCACCAAGAAGAAACCCAAAGTCAAACGCAAGGCCAAGCGGCCTGTTGATCCGGCCCATCCCAAGCAAGTCAACGCCGCCCTCGACAAAGCCGACTACTGCATCGCCCAAATCGCCTGCGGCATGGCCACCGAAAAAGCCGTGCTCTTCACCCTTGAGCGCTTCATCCGCTGCCACCGCGTTCAGCTCGCCAAGTTTATCATCGAAAACTCCGACTGCGCCAACCCCGTGGAACTGGCCCGCCGCATTCTGGTCATCTGCAAATGGCTCGAACTTAAAACCCGCAACTAGCCATGAGCCACCAAGAAAAGATCGAAAGAATCAACGCCCAGCTCAACACCAGCGAGACCTGGGCCAGACGCTGGCAAGTCGAGCGCGAGCACAACGAACGCCTCTGCAAACAAGCCAGTCTCGCCCGCGAAGGCATCCAGCAACTCCGCGCCCGCGCCATCGAACGCTACAGTCACAACCAACGCTACGCCGCCGACCTCCGCACCGCGGACGACCCCAAACGCGCCGACGTCTACGAACGCATGTGCGTCGTCCAATCCGGCATGGTCCGCGCCCTAGACGACGTCCTCCAACTCTTCGACCAAATCGACCGGGCGGACTAACCGCCCGGAGTTTTCAGTCTTCAGTCTTCAGTATTCAGCAAAACCCATGATCGCAAAAATCCTCAACGCACTTCGGCCGCTTACCATGCGGTCAAACCTCTGGCTGCTTATGTATCACCCCGAGCAAGGCCAGTTCACCGTCTGCCGCGCCGACAAAGAATGCGCCGTCAACGACCGACTCTACCGCGAAGGCCGGCTCAAGGAAATGAACGCTGGCCTGCTTTGCGCCGTCGAGTCGAGCGAAGCCGAAGCCATGAGCCAAATTCCCGTGCTCGCCAAAATGATCGGCCTGCGCTGGGACCCGGATCAATCCCGCTGGCTGCCAACTGACTCCTGACTACTGCCAACTTTCCCACCTTCCCACCTTCCCACCTTCCTACCTCTTTATGTCATACATCCCAAAACCCGACACCTGGACCCTATTCCCAAACAAATTCAAAAAAGACGGCAACCATCCCGACTTCAGCGGCACCGCGCTGCTCACGTTACCCGACGGCACCCAAGCCGAATACAAACTCACCGCCTGGAAGCGCGTAACGAAGACCGACGTCAAATTCATCGGCGGCTTCATCAAAATCAAAGAACCCCAAAAAGAACTCCTCCCCGAAACCGAAGCCGGGGCAGGGGAGCAACCCTGGTAATCATGAGCGCCGGCAAAGGCAGCAAACCCAGACCCGTGAACCCGCGCACCTACGCCGCGAACTACGCCGCGATCCGCTGGTCCGATCCTCCGACTGTTTCCACCCCGGTAGGGTCCGCTGGCCCAGCGGACCGCCCATCATATCCCGACTGGATATGCCACGAATGCGGCCGCAAGCACGGCCGCGGCTGGCCCGAAGGCCACGTCGCCACCTTCCACGCCGGCACCTGCGACATCTGCGGCCAATCCGCCAGCGTCACCGAACCCCGCGACTACGGCCACCTCCGAGCCTGGCCACTGTCAACTGCCAACTGAAAACTGCCAACTCTGCCCTTATGTCCTACATCCAAAAACCCAACACCTGCCCGAAATGCGGTTCGCCGCAAGAATCACCAGAACTGGACGGAACCACAGCGCGTATTTGGTTTACCTGCGGGAGCTACGGCTACGCAGACAAACCAGAACAACTCGTCTACAGGTCAGACAAATGCCTCGTCAGAGAGGAAATTAACACCCTGCAGCGCAAGGTCGAGGAACTGCAGATCGAGTTGGATTTCGCCAACGAAGCCATCGATCAGCGGGAGCGTTCTCGCAAAGAGACCGAAACACGACTTTGCGAGATCCAAGCTGCACAGGATTATTGGCATAGCAAATGGAAAGATGCGTGTGAAAACGCCAGAATTAAACACAAACAAGTTTGTGAACTAAAGCGGGAGCGAAACAGGCTTATCGACGACCTCCAAGCCTCCACGATCCACAGTTGCGGGGACTCCTGCAGTCGCCCCATGTGTGTGTTGCGGAGGGAGAGGGATGCTTACAAGGAGGCGTTGCAGATGTGTGTTTTTTGGGCTGAATCCATCAGCCGTAGAGTCACCGAGGACAGAGACAGCATAAATTGGACGGGACTGCAGATAGCTCGCAAGGCTCTGGCAGACATCCAAAAGGAGGCGAAATGACCAGCGCAGAAATCAACATCGCCATCGCGCAAGCGTGTGGGTGGACGGACACCGAAATCGTCAATGAGGGTGGAAAGCTAATGTATGGGCAGACAGAAGTTCCAAACTATTGCAACGATCTCAACGCTATGCACAAAGCCGAGATGCGTATTCCAGAAGACAGGCAAGCCGTATACGACACGCACTTGGTCGCTATCGTTGGCAAGGAAACGGGCCTAATGCCCAGCTTGCAGTTTCGCTGCATTCACGCATCAGCAAAACAGCGAGCCAAGGCATTCCTGCGAACTGTCGGAAAATGGACGCCGCAGCAGTGGGGCGCAACAAAAACCAAGTGACCTCAGCCATCTGAACACGTCACTCGTCACAAGTCACACGTCAGGCGCCTTATGATTTTCACCCAGCACCAAATTCATAAGGCGCCGTCCATCCTCGGCCGCGACCCCGCCGGCAACGTCCTCGTCCGCTTCGACGACGGCGTCCGCCGCATGACCCCGGATCAGCTCGTCGAATTCCACAAACTTTTCGAAGAGCGCATCCGTCTCGAGATCGAAGATCCTTACCGCTACGGCGCCGTCCTGCCCGTTTGGTCCACGGCCGACCGCCAATTCGCCGAACTCCGCGAGCAATTCCCCAAAGGCGTCACCGAGCTCCTCATCCTCGGCGGCAACCGCGCCAGCAAATCCCGCTACCTCGCCCGCCGCGCCGTGCAGATCCTGGTCAATACCCCCGGCGCCAAAGTCTGGTGCCTGCAATCCACCGAAGCCTCCAGCATCCAGAACCAGCAACCCTACATCTGGGAATACCTGCCCGCCGAATGGAAACCCGCCGCCTCCGGCAAACTCCGCAAAGGCGTCGTCACGAACATCACCTACTCGCAGAAAGGCGGATTCACCGAAAACTCCTTCGTCCTCCCGAACGGCAGCCAGTGCTGGTTCAAATTTTACTCCATGGACGTCAAAGCCGTAGAAGGTGCCGAATTAACCTACTGCTGGGCCGACGAACTCGTCAGTCCCGAGTGGATCGAAGCCCTCCGCTTCCGCCTCATCACCCGCAACGGCGAGCTCGCCGTCGGCTTCACGCCCGTCCTCGGCTACACCGACACCGTCGCCGAATACCTCGCCGGCGCCATCACCCTCGAAGATACCGAAGCCGAGCTCGTCCTCGACATCAAAGGCCGCCCCATCCGCGTCCCCCGCGTCCAGCAATGCGCCAAGCCCACTGCCCGCGTCGTCTACTTCCACACCGCCGACAACCCCTTCGGCAACTACGACGCGATGAAGACCGAACTCATCAAGTCCCCCAAAGACCGCATCCTCATGCGAGCCTACGGCGTCCCCACGAAAAAGGCCGC